ATTTGCAGAGAGGAAATTAATCCTCTCTGCTTTATTCTAATCTAAATGCAATATCCTTATATTCAAGTGCAATGTATGTATGAGTTGTAGCATTATCATGCACTTTCTTAAATACCATTCTCATATTGTATTTATTTCTAAGCACATTGATTACTTCTGTCTCTGATTCATTATCTGTTACTAAACATTTTACAGCATCTAAAGCTATCTTAACTTCTTCTTTCATACTAGAGTTGTAAGCATTTATAACTTTCTTAGCTATAATATCTGCAGTAACTTCAGCTTCTAAACCTGTTAGCATATAAACCTCTTAAAACTGTAGAATATTTGTATGAGTTACACTCTTACTATCCATCTTACTAATACCAAGTTCTTCTAATGGGAAGTTTCTTAGATTGGATTGAATGATATCAGTATAGTTAATAAATGGAATTATCCAGTCTGGGATATCAATATTAGATGGAATTGCTATAGAAGTAATACCAGATTTATAGTTAGGATCTTTTAATAATTCATTAGCTCTCATGCAATGCTCTGGATAATCTTTTGCTATTTCATTTACATTCTTAGAAGTAAGATTAGTTTTGATAATCAATACACTGTTACGTTCTTCTAGATTGATACCTTCTTCGGATCTATCTTTGATAGTATTATATGCATAAGCAGCTTTGATGCCTTGAACAGCCATTGGATTTTTATAGAAGTTCATAGACTTAATACGAGCAGGTTTGTGGAAGTCTTTACTTTTATTCTTTAGAGATTCATAAATCTCTTTTTCTAGAACTGTAAACTTCTTAACCAAATCTATTTGATCAATGAATGAATTCCTTAATACGTCATATTCTAGAATTTGTTCCAATCTTCTAGCAGTAGATTCTGGAGTACCAACCTTGCTCATTGGCATACCTTTGATATCCATTTGCTTATCTTCTGGAATTAGATTACCTTCTTGAACTAATTGAAGAGTGGAATAGTTCTTTTTACCCTTTGTGAGTAATAAAGATTTAAATAAGAACTCATTCTTCATGATTAATAAGCAACTTCTATCTTCTGCATAAGTATTATAGTTTTCACTAAATAGAACCATATAATCCAATATAAGTTGGCTTACTACATAAGACATGATATCTACAATACTATATCTTAGAGAATCTTCTTCGATAACAACTAAAGGATATTTCTTTCTCTTAGCTTCTACAAGTTTATTATTATAGAAATCATAATCATATTTAGGTTCATTTTCTGTATATTGTAAAACAACCTTATCAGATTCTTCATCTATTTGAGCTTGAGTGTATTTGACCTTCATAGGAATGCCAATAGTATATTTCAATACAAATCGATACCATTCATCTAGAGATATAATACAAGAGTCTGTATCCGTAATCAATACAATATCACGTTGCATTTCATATACTCTTGGAAGTTTATCTATAAACATATGGCGATAATAGATATATTCGAATATTAGATCTTTAAATAATCTAAGCTCATAATCTATAGTTTCTGGAACTTTATTAGGATCAAGGTATGGTTCTTCCATCTTAGTAAGCATTCGAAGAATTAGATTGATGACTCTTTGGTTCTCACAGAACTTATACAAGTTATTCTTATAATATAAGATATTAATACATCTTTGATTTAGATTACAAATAGTATTCCAGATAGCTTCTCTAGCTTCTTCTGATGGGATCCAATTCTTGGTACCACAAATTTCCATAATACGAATATAACATTCTTCTATCGTGATATTTCTATCCAATACATCACAATCATTGAACTTACTGAATCTTTCTTCCTTTTGATCATTTACAATATTCTCAATATATTGCAATACTTCAGTAAGAGATTCAAATCTCATATTATTCCCAAGCAATCCCTCAAACATTGTAATTGATGCGGAGATACACCCACGGCCTTGTCCAGTTATCGCGGTACACAGATAAAGGTTGTAAAATATACTACTATACTGACCAGAACAACCATACAATGCATTGGCAGATACTTTATAATTCAACTGTTTAAGATTCCATGCATTAAACTGTTCAGACCCTTTAGGATACTTCTTCATTTCTTTTTTAGCTTCATCACGTTTATCCGCTAGATATTGAATGAAGTTATAAAATGGATTCTTTACAGATCCATGTTTACCAAATAATACACCTTCTGTGGTCATTATGGCTTTACCACCTAAAAGGTCATTTGCTAATTTCATGAAGTCCATTTCTACTTCAGTCTTTGTATAATTATTATGTAATCTAGCTGTACCAGCTTTATATCGTTTTTGAATACTATAATTTATAGCTTCTAAGATCTCCATTCTAGTTAATTTTGGACACGTTCTTTCTAGAATATGGAGCATAGTTTCTTTATATTTTTGAATAGTTATACCTGTCGGTAATTGTTTATTTTGCATCTTATCCTCCTATTAAACCTGTAATAAGGTGTTGAATCTATACTACATTTTAATAGTATATAACCAGATTGACGTTTATTATTTCTTTGAGAAGAGGAACATATTGGTAAACTCCTGTGCGAGCACATATATCGCACACAATTCAGAGTTATAACTCAATTTTTATTTAAAATTTACTATCCTAGGAGGTAAAGAATTATGTTGTTCGATAAAAGCGAAGGATTCATGATGAATGAATCTCACGAACCTGTAGTTGAATCTCAAGGTGCTGGTATTGTTGATCAAGACGCATTATTGGAAAATATGTTGATTGACCAAATGAACCGTATGACTGACGAAGAATTCCAAGCATATACTGAATCCGCTGATTTCCAAAACTTAGTTGAAGCTGGTGTATTGGGTCGTCGTTCTGTAGTTAAAATGACTCGTAAAGATGACTTGAATCGTCGTATCCATTTGGCTTCTATCCAAATGGCTCGTGAACAAGGCGATGCTGACTGGGAAGCTCTTCGTAAAAATCGTGTTAACGAACGTCGTTTGTTGAAAAAGATCTACACTAAATATTCCAACCGTGTACGTCGTGATGCAATGCAATCCCAAAAACGTCTTATCAAATTGACTCCAGACGCTTTCAACTTCAATAAAATTGGTCGTTAATCTTTAACGATTTTCATCTCCAAATTAACTTTAAAAATATCTAATAGACTACGGATTTATTTCCGTAGTCTCCCTTTTTGTCTCAATATTTATTTTGAATATACACTATAAAAGTGGTAGTAGATTTGTACAATCTCCTCTACAACCTTATAAGGTTAAAAAGTGATAATTTAAGGAGGACAAAATGCAAGAACAATCCGTTAGTAATCTTACCAATTATTATATCTATGCAGAATTGGTAAAACAAGGAAAGATGAAAGTTGATACTCGTGTCATAACGAAGGACAACTGGGATCACCATTTTAATGGTGTAATGAATATTTTGAGAGACGGCATAGAAACAGAAAAAGTACAAAATTATTTTATAGAGCCATTCTTTGAAGGCAATCAAAACCTATCGGTTGAACTGAACATCATGGATTATTTATTGAATCTCATGATGTGGTTCCCGATAGTGTATATTGAAAAGGGTATTGAGCCACGTCATTTATTTTTTGAAAAGTTTACTACAGCAGATGCTATCAAAGCATACATCGATAAGAATATCATAGATCCAAATAAGATCTATATCGAAAACAAAGCATTGAACAATGCTATTGCTGATACAGTGTTCCACTTCTCCTATATTGATGAATTTGCTTTGTTCTTGGCAAATACATTGAACTTAGAAGATGATATTGATATCATGCAAAAGAGTAAAGAATACTTTGATTTACTTCATGCAGATCTTAGCAACGTTCCTATTGGTGAAGTAAAAGATAAAGGCATGGAATTAGTTCATGATGCTATCGATAATTACATTATGAAATCTAATGAAATCGTTGGGTATGATCATTGTCTCAAATATGCATTTGGTGCTCAAGAAGGTATCAATATTAGACAGTATAAAGAAAACAATATTAATATTGGTACAAAGCCAGATGGTCAAGGTTCTATCTATCATGATATTATCAATAGATCTTATATCAATGGTGGTTTAAATACCTTAGTAGCTCAATATATTGATAATGGTGCATCTCGTGTAGCACAAATTATTTCTAAGAAAAACGTAGGGGAATCTGGTGGTTTCTCTCGTATCCTTGGTTTGAATAGTATGGATACCCATCTTCATCCAGATCCTATCTATGATTGTGGTACTAAAAACTTTGTTCATATTACCGTTAAAAGTCCTAAGCATCTTAAAATGCTTACAGATAGATATTATAGATTTGAACGCTATGGTATTGAATTAAAAATAAGAAAAGAAGATAAACACTTAATAGGCCAACAAATTTGGTTAAGAAGTCCTATTACTTGTAAATCTCATGCAGAAGGTCATGGGGTTTGTTATAAATGCTATGGTGATTTAGCATATACAAATAGAGATATTTCTATTGGTCGTATTGCTACAGAAATCATTACTGCACAATATACTCAAAAACGGTTATCCGCAAAACATTTGCTAGAAACAGTTATTAAGATTATTAAATGGATTCCTCAATTTAACGACTTCTTTGAAGTTATTAACGTAAATGAGATTTCCTTAAAAGAAGACATCTTCAAGAATAAACAAATGTCTGGTTGGAAATTAAGAATCAAGACACAAGATATTCAATTAGAAAATGATGATGAGTTCTTCAAACATAGAACCTTCTCTGATGATATGCATGCATCTGAAGATGAAGGACCTTTTATCGATCAATTTATTAATAGCTTTGAAATCATCACTCCTGATGATGAAGTATTTGTTAGAATAACTGCTGTTGCAGAAGATGGATCTCCTATTGATGAGAAGTTATATATCTCTAATAAACTAGCTAGTATGATTTCTAAAGCAATAGAAGATGAAGATATTGTAATTGATAATGTTGATATCGATATTCCTTTGAATGAATTACAAGATACAGAGTTGTTCTTATTAAAGATTCAAAACAATGACTTAGGTAAATCTCTTGATATCTTTACAGATACTATTAATAAGAAAGCTGTTACTAAGTCTTATGATAAAGATACAATTGTAGAAGCATTACAAGATGCAGCTATCCAAGGTAGTGTAAAATGTCAATCTATACACTTAGAAACCATTATGGCTGCTCAGATTTGTGCGGACACGAGCAGATTAGAGATGCCTGATTGGTCAAATCCCGACGCTAAGTATGAGATCTTAACCCTCAATGAGGCCTTAACGGATAATAAGTCTGTAATAGTATCTTTGGATTATCAAAAGCTTGCTAAGGCATTATACTATCCATTGAATAAGAAAAAGAATGCTCCTAGTATTCTTGATCCATTCTTCATGGATAAACCTAAGAAGTTCCTCAATGCTCAACATGAAGTATGGGCTGAGGTTAATAAGCCTAAGATCAAGAAAGGTGAATGTCCTGTAGCATTTAATCATAATCATAAAGGCAAGAAAGCTCCTAGAGATGTAAAAGCATTCCTAGCTCCATTCAGAAACGAAGAAAAGACTGAATTGGACTAAATATACGGTAAAATAACTGTGATACCAAATAATGGGGTAGGGATTAAGTTCCCTACCCCTATTCTTTTTTGTAAAACTCCGTTATTTCAGTTGTATACTATAGTAGTGAATAGAAGCCAGTGAGAGTCTATTCAATCATTGTTTATATTTATTTTTAATTAGGAGGAATAACAATGAAAATCAATATTCAATTCAGTGAAAAAGAGTCCATGGTATTAGCTAATTTAATGCATAAGTTTGACTTTGAAGGCAATATGCGAAAAGTTGACTTAACTAAAAAGTACCGCGAAGGAAACTCCGCGGGACATTTAGAATACAGTGGTCTTTGTAAAGATGGTGGTAAAACCACAATCGATTTCGAAAGTCACGAAAAATTGACATTGGCTGCGGCAAGCGTATACGAAAAATACTCATATACAATTAACAGCATCGTATGTACGCTTAAAGGTTTAGCTCTTAATGTGAAATCTTTGATCAAGAATTTCAATCTTGATTATAAAACTTCCTTAAACGAAGCTTTTAAAGAAATCGAAGATGAAGCAAAAGCTGAAAAGATTCGTAAAGAAGCTAAAGCCAAAGCAGAAGCTGATTTTAAAAAGAAATTTGCTCGCATCCGTCAAATCGAAAAAGAAGCAAAAGAAGACGACGATGACGAATTATACTAATCGTTGAAGTCTCTTCAAAAAAAAATAAAGGTGGATCAATT